AAATTGATCAGCTTTATCCATATCTTCAAATAACAAATCCATGTGTAGTTGATTTCGAGCGAGTGTGTACTGCACATGTTGGAATGGCGAGATATACCATTCAGGAACATAATCTGTGCTAACCATTGATACTCCTAATATGCGCCCATAAAAAAAACCTACATTTCATGTAGGCTTTTTAGCTTTATATTAAATTACCAACTAAATTTGGATTCGAATCGTGTCAGTAAGTATATCTAAAGCCTCCAAATCATTTACAAGTTTATTAAACCCCACAGTATATTGGCTTTCAAATTCATCAAATTTTTCTTGATATCTCTCTTTAAACTCCTTATCACTTTCATTTATATATTCGAAATTGTATATATTTGAATTAGTGATTTTAATTTTAGCTGAATACATATTCATTAAGCATGCGAAACAAATATCTACATCTCTTCCAATTTGATCAGCAAAGGAGCAAAAAGTAATTGTAGAGTTATTTCTTTTTCTTAATCTATTTTTTATTAAATTTACTTGAAATATTTTTTCAAAAAAGGTGATAGTTAATCTGTCTTCAAGACCTTTTTTATCTTCAGAAAAATTAAAACATATTTCACTATTAATATCTGAAATTTCATTTTTGATAAGCATTAAACGCTCGTAGAGTTCAATCCCTCCTTTCTCAACTTCAACTTCAATATGTTGTTCTCGCCAATTACTGAATAATACAAAAGCAGCAACTGGCGCTAAAAAAGCCGCAGCAAGACTTAAGGCATCTTTTAATACTTCATATGTTTTTTTATGGTTAAATGGATAATCCTGAATTGGATAATCACTCAGCAAAAAGAAACTAATTAATAAATACCAAAATATTCCACCAAATGTCCAAAATCCAATAATCTTAAATTTTTCGTTAAGTGATTTATTTGCCATATATCCCCCTAAGCTAGAGGGATATTAGAACAAGTATTTAAACCTTCCTCAACTGACATTTCCAAATAGTCTCAGCTGGATCTTGTTGGATATAAATAACTCTAAATGACCCTAAGGCTGTTACCCATTCATCATCTATTTTTGGCGTCATACTCACTTCATTTTGAAGAACGGTAGCCTTCTTATCCGTGGCCAGTACTCCAAGCGTTTGTATTTCATATTGACTGTATGAGCCAAACAGAACACCACGGCCAGTATAGTTTTCTTTAACTTCAACATGAGTTTCAGTCTTAGGATCCCAATTTGACTTAGTGACTCGCTCACACGTAAAGGTATGCACGGCGTCAGCCAAATCTTCATTAAATGCTTCGGCAATATCTGTCTGAATTTCTTCACGTAAGCCCATTAGATTTTCCTGACAATAAAGACGCGTTTCCGTTTGCAATATGGTTTGATCAAATCAAGAATGAATTGTTCGATTGCACTAAGCTTTACTGATCCGTCCTGATATTCCTTTTCGGTCTCAACCGTATCAGCTTTGACCTTCTTACGTTTTAGTGCCTGTTCCTGCCCTTGATATAGATCACCTTTCATAATGCCCTTGATGATTTGATAGGAGGCTGTTTTTAAAGGTTCAGGTACTTGGGTAACGTCTTCATAAGGCTTTACGTTACGTGCTAACAGATATGCATCAGCCATTTGGAGGAATTGAGCCTTATCACTGACAGATAAAGCATCAAAGCCTTCAACATGTTCTATCGCTTCTTGTTCAGTGATAAAGCTCATGGTTTATTCCTTTGGAATTAATGCTAAAAGTTCTTCTTTTTTAGCGCCTGCTTCAAATGCAATGCCTTTTTCAGTCAAGACCGCACGCAACTCATCTACTTTGAGGCCTGCATAGTTAATTGGTTGCGGTTGAGTATCACTGGGCTTTTGGCCATCTTCAGGAGTTTGACCACCTTCACCTACTTCCAGTTCAGCAATACGTGCTTTCATTGCCTCAGGATCATTTTGAAAGGCAATAAATTCACCTTTTACAGTTGCCAGTTGTTCTTCGAGCTCAGCAATTTTTGTTTCTGTCATTTGTTGTCTTTCCCGTGCACGGTTAAATGATGAAAGTCCCATTTATGGATCTCCAAATAGTTAAGGCGGTATTACCCGCCTTTTTGTTATTTGATCTTGTGCTTGAATGCCACAATACGGATCTGTTTAGGATCGTAGACACGTTCCCAGTTATCAGACGTAGCAAGACCGGCATTATTAGGTGCGATACCCGTTGCACCTGCCCATTTAATGCCACGAGGATGCAATACAAAGTGACGACGGTTAATAAGAATATCTGTACCTGCTAGACTGTCGCGATCAGTCTCTACACCAACTGGTGCGCCAATATCTTGGAAACCAATCGCACCTTGGCCAAACAAGAATGAGGTAAAGACATCACCTTCAACAGGCATACCATCATCAACAATCACACGACGGTCCATAAAGGTTTTGTAGAGAACCACACCATCAGCATCTCGAACAGTTTCGATTAAGCCTTGCTTAGCTAAAGCCGCCATGGTTGCCGAGTGCATTGCAATAGCCGTTAATTTATCTACGGCATCACCCAACTTATAAGAAGCATCAACAAAAGATACGCCATCAATTACAGCTGCAGCTCCAGTTCCAGCCGAAATATCATGGGTATTACCTGCCATGCTTGCAGACCCAAATACACCTTTAAGTGTATTTACGGTAAACCCCTGAAATTCACGCGACCAGTAATCTGCGACCAGATCACCAACCGCACCAAGTGGATCGTCACCAGATAATGCTTTAGCCAAATCATTAGCACCCCATGCTTTACCACGTGCATGAAGAATCGCAATATCCTTGCCTGAAGTGATGTTATTTACAGATAAAGGTTTTGAATCTGAAAGTACTTCTGACTCACCGCTTAAATCATTCCAGAAAGGAATATTTACTGTAGTACCGCCCTCTGTTCCGAAAGCTACATCTACATCTAAATCTCCAACAATGCCAGACTGCCATAATGCAGACTTTTCGGCAGTTTTATTTAATACGTACGGAGTGAATAACTCGGGTACGATTACATCAGCAATTTTTGTCTCAGCCATTAGGCTTTACTCCTTAAAGTTTAATACCGTGTTTTGCCGCTAACTCTTTAGCTAGTTGCGGATTTTCATTACGTAATTGCGCCAATTTGGTCATATTTACCGAGCCATCTGCTTTGAGAATGTCTGGCTGACCTTTTGAATTGTTACTACCTGGTGCGCCCATACCATTTGGTTTTGGCCAGAAATACGGTTTTTGCTCACGTAGAGACTCAACCCACTCTTTTGGCGATAATGCTGTTTGGCCATCTTTGCCGATGACCACATCCCCGTTTTCATCAACTGCCACAGCTTTGCCATTTTCATCTAATGCGAACTTTGACTGAGCTAAAAAGGCAATATCGGCAGTAGCTTCAGGCAATGCTTCAAGCTCAACAGCAGCCTGTACAATTTGGCTCTGAATCACTGATTGCTTGAACTTTTGTGCATAAGCTTCGGCTTTATCAGCACGTTCTTTTTCGGCTTTCAGTAACTTTTCATGTTCTTCACGCATCTTCTCGGTACGCTTCTGAATCACTTCGTTAACCTTGCCGTCTGCGATTAATTTGGCCTCTTCATCTTGGTCAAGTTGAGCAAAGACTTTCTTAACAATTTCAGGATCAATCCCTTCAAATTGTTTCTGAAGCTTTTGAAGTTCCAATTTTGCATTCTTAGCAGCATCTCGCTCGCTTTGAAGTGCAGATTTCAAACCTTTTGGATCTTCATAACCTTCCAAGTCGAGGCGAAACTTCCCGTTTTCCTCGACATATAAAGCTCGGTGTTCTTCTTTGATTGCATCAAGTGAATCAACAATAAATGGCAATGACATGTTCAAACCTCTCGTTTGATTTGGGTAAAGCCTTATCTCAAGGCATTAAAAAAGCGCCCCTAAGGACGCTAAATTTCGATTGAAAACTTAGTAATTTGTTGCAAATAAACGGTAGCCTTCTAGCTCCCAAAGTTTATTTTCAGCTGACTTTTCTGCATTTCCACGAGCCATACGCTCACCAATTTCAGCATCAAAGTTTTCAGCATTCACACATGCACTAAAACCCGTTGCTAGGAAAAACTTTCCATCTAAAAATGCATGGACAAAAGTAGATGTCGTGCCACCGGGGCGTTGCTCAACCGTATATGTAACACGCTCCATCAATGAATCAATTTGCGCTTTAGTTACTCGGGGTGCCACAGACTTTTCAGTTAACTCTTGCTCTGTTACTTCTTTGATCATTTTCTTCTCACAAAAAAAGCACCCGAAGGTGCTAAGGTTAAAAATTAAGTTCTAATTGATGAGTGCAATTGCTTTTAATCTTTCAAAAGTAAAACCATAAATTGCCATGGCTCTTGAAATCTTAATTTGAAGAAATGGCACCAGAATTAATTTTGTGCTCAGAATATATTGAGCATCTGACATAGTGATTTGCTTTTCAGACATTTGTAATACCTTTCGCTACATTTCCTTTGTTTGATTTGGCCTTGGTGCATCACTCACTAAGCGAACACCATGAGCACCATATGCTTCAAAAGTTACAGTAATTGTTGCGGGTCCATTTAAGGCATCAGAATTCATCTGTACTGCTCTTTGTCCAGCTAGAGGTTGTCCAGTTTCTTCATCACAAATAACCAGATAACCTTTCAAAGTAGGGTGACGCTTTAGCACTAAATGTCTTGACTCACTCATAAGCCCAACTCCTTAAAGGTTTGCTCATCCAACTTTCGAAGTTGGTTCAATGTGTAAAGTCGCCCTTCAGGATCGAAGAACTTATCAAAATCAAATTTCCCTTCCTTATAGAGCTTGTAACGCTTTGGTCCTAACCATTCTCTTTGAAAGAAATCGTCTGTCTTTTTGAAGAACTCTTTAAAAGTGGTGTTGGCATCCAACTGCCCTATTAATTGGCTTCGCTCATCTTTTGGAATATCCTTTACTCTTCGCTCATCCATTACAAATGGGCGTTCACCGACAAGTCGACCGTCTTTCTCTACAGGTACCAAAATACTGCGACAGTTAGGATGCAACGGCGGTACCCGCTTTGCCGGATCGTTTATTTCCCAAACTGAACCATCCAAAGATGCACAAAGTTTTGATGTCCTTCCGTCCAGCGTTGCGACCAATCGAACATATTCAAAGCCAATCTGATTGAAACTATTTAGATATGCTTGATTGGCCACATGACTACGAACTGTTCTCACCGTACGGTCGATATCAGTCTTAGAGCTACTTAAAAACCCATCCTCATAATTAAGCCGCTTGGTACCACGAATGCGCTGAACTATTTCCTGATTTGTTTTACCTGAGTTGATACCATCCCGAATGGCATACTCAACTTTTTGGCATGCAGTTTCAGCAATCTTAGAAAGCAGCTCATCAACCAGTGCTCCTCCCACCAACGGTACTTTTTTAGCTGCGGCATATAGCTTTTCACCATTTGGCTTTTTGATCTTGCCGCCATATAGCTTCGCCGTGTAATTGGCTTCATAAACAGCCAAGGCGGTAGCAGAAACAGCGAAAGCTTCAGGTAATGCAGTATTTAGCCCAATAAACCACTGAGCAATCAGATCACGAATTTCTTTAAGATTAGCTGTAGTGTACTGCCCACTTGCTAGAGCCACCTTTTCAGAATCATTTAATTCATCAAGCAAATCCCGAAGCTTGGCCAACATTAATGTCGACTCATCATTAAAGATTTTTAATAGCTCATTAACAGATTGAGAAGACACCCGATATAAATACGCCTGATGTTGGGTAAGTATTTCAATCAGCGATTTATCTTCTTTTGAAGCCATGCGTCACCTCTACAAAGGAGCGTTATCTCGCTCTATTTCTACTCGCTTCACTTCTTCCTGATAGTCATGAGCTGGTAATTTACCTGTCATCAGGTATTCCCAATATGTGCGGAAAGAGTTTTTCCCTGAAATAGCACCTTCATAAAGCTGTTTTGCAAAATTAATATCCGTGACCTGCACAATAAACTCAGGCTCAACCGTAAATGAGTATTTTGTTGAATCCAGCTTTAACCACTGCGCTGCATACTTAATGGCTTGTTCAATTGCTGCAGCTGCACACATCACGATACTGTGAAGACTTGCTTGCTGATCGTCTTGCCGTGCACGGCGCGCTTCACCTGATTCCTGTGTATTGGTATCAACTACTTTAGCCCCAGCTTCTAATGCTGAATTTTTTTGCGCATCCATTTCCTTTTTAGTGAGTTCAATGCCGTTACCTGAAATTTCTAAATAACCACATTGTGAATTTGGAGGAAGACTCCAGACAGCCATCACACCAGTAACGCTAATATCTTCATCACCCTCAAGTCCATTAATCCAAGGCTGCGGATGAGCTGTATGGTGAAGTGACTGGTAATAATCCGCACTGAGCTGGTAATACTTGAGTGCTGCCTTGGCCATGGTAAGCAATGGTACCGTTCCAACTTGTGGAGAATTATCGGTCGTACCACAGAAAACAAACGGCGTGAAAGATAGCTGATTACCGCCGAGATCTGGCGTTTTATCTTCTTCAACAGAGCCATCAAATAACCGTACAGTTAGCGCACCATCAACCATAGATAAAACACGGTGGACCGTCTTTGTATCATGCCCAAACTCATCTTCACTATTCTCGAATTGTTCCTCGAGCACTAACAGCTTTAGATCCTTACGGCCACCAATGCTGTTTTCCTTCCAGTTAATGATTGATAGCGCATCGTATAGAGCGAAATATGGCACACCAGCCCCATCAACATCGACAAGCAAACCACAGCGACCATATTCAAGTAATTCTAGGCAAATACGGATAAAGAGTTGTTTAAGCCCAAAACCATCATTGGTTGCATTCTCTATCAAACCCTTTAACAGAGAACTTTCAATTACGATGTTAGGTTCCAGCTTTGAAACTAAACCAATCATCGTGCGTAATGCGTCCTGAACCCATAGCGGATACTGAGCTCGACTTAGATAGGCCTTATAAATCTCTCCAGTCTTATCACCCTGCTTTTCAGCCTCAATCATTCCGGCCGATTTAGCCAAGTACTTTGTTTGTTCCAGTTTGATCTGCTCTTCACCGGCAACGGCGTCACGCATAATCAACCAGCTTTTTTGTGCAGCAATATACTGCGGATGTTTATCAGTAACTGCCATAAAAACACCAATAAAAAAGCACCTAAAAAGGTGCGTTGTTTAACGGGAAAAACCAGCGATTGTGCGCCGTTTAAATACTTTCTGAATGATGATCGGGAATCTCTTGGCTATTGGATATCCACCAGCATCGCCAACGTGGTCCAAACCAGCGCTTTTATCTGGCATTCCAAAATCATCATAGACTTGCTGTTCTAAAGTAGCCGTAAAGTTAGGGCACTTATTTGTGTTCACTTTTAAGTGTCGTTCACCCTCAGCATTTAGGATTTGTGCATTAACAGCAGTAATACGATCTTTAATTCCGGGATTCACACCATTCACTTCAACTTTGAATCCATTTTTCTTTAAGATTGCATGATCTGATTCACTGAAGTTCTTTGAAGATGTTGCCTGACCTGAAGCATCTGGAATCACGGTAATATCGTGATCTGGAAAGCGCTCATTAATCAATTGACACATCGTCGGTGTATCTCTCACGCCAACCAGTTCATCTAAAGCTCTTGGCTTCCCTTCTCGAATGACATAAACCACAGCAGCCATTTTAAGCACGTTAAAATCCATACCAATGAGTAAAGGCTCACCTTTCTTAATTTCTTCATCCGTGTGGTTTAGAACTCGATCAAAGTCGGGGTAAACAGCACCGCTGGTTAAATTGACAAACTGCCCTCTTAAATAAGCTGAAATTAATTGCGGCGGATAAGACTCATAAAGTGATGATATGTAGTCATCTGGAAGATTAGCTTCATTGTCATAAGTTGAAGCTTGAATCATTCCATATAGCTTACGCTTAGCCTCTGATTTATTTGCCTCTTTAACAAATTGCTCGTATGTAAACTTAAAACCTTCAGGTGTAGTGGCCACATCAATACCGTTGAGCAAACCAGCTTGCTTATAACGCATACGTGCGATGATCTTACGCCAAGCCTGTTGAGCTTTGACCTTGGCCATAACATCAAGTTCATCAATCAAGGCGTGGCCAATTTTAAAACCTACAATTGTTGCTGGTTTCTCCATAGACCGGCAAATGATTGTCGTTCGATATTGCCGACCATAATAGATATCCACCTCTTTATTGGTTTCATAAACCTTAGTTTTAAGCCCCCAATCGAAAGCAACTTCATCAATAGTGGGAAAGAAGATGTCACGGATCTGTGGGTATGTTGGCGCAAAATAACCCAAAGGGACCTTTGGAAACTCCCAAGCTTTATTACATAAACTGGAGCAACCTACCCAAGTCTTGCCAGATCCAAAGCCCGCCACAAATGCACGGAATTTCTTTTCCATCTGTAAAAAATTAGCCTGAGGCACATTCAGCGTCGGATTGATGTTCGGCATCTTTTTTACTCGCATCTACAACTTGAATAGTTACCTTGACTGGTGTTGGGTCATCTGCCCCCTCACCATCACCACTTCTGATCTTTTCAATTTCAAGCTGCTTTAACTCAAGATTTAAAAGCATCAGGTCATAACCCTGCATTTCTTCCCGAACCTGCTTAATCACACCTTGCTTCATTAGCCTGTTGTTTTTCCAGTCTTCATAAATCTTCTGAAGTTCTTTAATACGATAGGCTTTATTAGCCAACGGGATGTCATAAACATTCTTTTTAAAGTCTTCTCGAGTTTTGTTAAAAAGGGTTACCAACTTCTTGCTTAGGTTCTTCCCAGTTGTTTTTGTCGGGTCATACGCTTCGCATTGCCTTCGGTCAATTTCAATACCAAATCTCTGTTTGACAGCATCCGCTACTTGTTGAGGGGTATCAAAGCAAGCAAGAGACTGAACTATAAAGATTTTTACAGGCTCTTTAAGTGCCGCCATACCTCCCCCTTTGTCCAACTACGTCCAACAAAACAGGCAAAAAAAAGAGCCATTAGGCTCAATTGATTACGCAGTTTCCGCAGCATTTTGAAATATCAAGATTCGAAACAAACGGCGGATTCTTTGCGACTTCAATAAGTCGCTTAACATTTTTGCTTGGTCCATAACGTTTAACTACGCCAATAAACTCTTCAACGTCATGACCTGCAAGATAGTGCTTAGGAAGACCAGAACTATCACTATAAACAATTTCTCCGTCCTCGTCTCTCATCACTCCAATGTGGTAAAGCTCATGTTCAAGTAAGTAACAGAACTCTGTATCGTTTGCACGCTCACAGAAAGAAGCGTCGACAGTTATTAAGTATGTTGGCACAAAGCCGAACCAGTCACGCATCTGTTGCTCTTGTCTAGCTTTACGCCAGCCACCGACGTTAAACATTACTTTTTCACACTGCCCCAGTACCATCGCCTGCTTGCTTTTATATGCAGAAGAGGCCCAAGCAAATGCCAAGAACTCTTCATTATCATGAAGTAACTCAGCAATATGATCATGATCTGGATTATAAAGAGGCCCACCAATC